AGCCATGCCGCGCCGAACGCCGCGTCGTCGGGGTCGAGCGCGCCGCCCGACGAGATGCCGGAGGCGAGGAGCGCCTGGATCGCCTTGAGCTCGGTGTTCTGGGCGTAGGACTCGGCGAGGAGTTCCACGTACAGGCTCAGGAACGAGGGCGAGCTGCGCTTGAGAATCTGCAGACTGAGGTCGCCGCCGCCGGCGATGGTGATGAAGTCGGACGACTGGGTGGTGATGCTCGTGGTGTTCGATGCCACGTCATCCTTCTCGGCCGCCTGGACGCCCGTCTCGGGGCGGGTGACGATCTTCGGCAGGATGAACGACATGCCCGCCGCCGGCGTGGGCAGGTGGCGCGTGCTCTGGAGGAACGGGCGCGACGGGTCGATGACGCCGATGAGCTCCGTGAGGTAGGCGTCGGGCACGACGCCGACGTTGTCGGTCGTCACGATGTCGTCGAGCGCGCGCATCTCCAGCGAGCTGATCCGCTCGCCCGACAGCAGCCGCAGCGCGGCCGTAGCCCAGTCGCCGCGGGTGACCGGCGGCTCGGCGCGCCCCGGGCCCGGGATGGTGATGTCGCCGCGGCTGCGCTCGAGCATGGCCTCGCGCATCTCGGCGAGCGTCGCGGACTGGGCCGTGAACGCCGTGTTCAGGATGCCCTCGATCGCGGTGGTGTCGACGTTGATGACGGGGGCCGGCGTCTCCGGCACGGGGGCGGCTTCTGCCACGGTGTCTCCTCCTTCGGATCGAACGAATTGGACGGACGCCTCGGCCCACGTCGGACGCCACGTGGTGGACACCGCGCGCAACTTGGCGCGGTGGACGACGCGGAGGCTCTTGCCGCCGCGACTGATGACCTCGGTCCCGCCCGGGACATCCTCGAACGTGACGGACACGCCCTTGGTGACGCCGTCCTCGGCGAGGGTCAGGATGTCGTCGCCGCGCTGCGTCTCGGACGCCCGGGCGATGAGCCACGGGCCGTCGCTGCGGTTCTCGTAGCTGATGCCCTTGCCGGCCGGCGGGTTCTCGTGCTCGAGTTGCAGGACGACCGACGGCGGGTCGATGTCGTAGTCAAGCGACCCGCGCATGTGGACCTCGGGCCCGTTGCGGGTCATCACCGGGACTTCCCACGGCAGCAGGCGCATCCCGATCTCGCGGCGAGCCCTGCTTCGAAGCTCGAGCCGCGTACCGCTGTCCCTCACGTGCTCGATGGCATCGAAGTAGCCGTCGATGGCGGTGTCGTCGAGGCTGTGCTCGGCGGTGTCGATGTCGGTCACAAGGCAAGACCTCCTGACCGCGCGTTTTTAGGGACACGCTGCGCGGAGGGAGGTCACGTCTTCCGGGCTGGGCACGAGGGCCACGGCCGGCGCCTATGCGATTAGCGCGATGCTACACCACGCCGGCAAGCCACCACAGGCCGAGGTACTTGCGCGGGTCGCGGACCACGCCGGGCTTGCCGTAGTCCCAGCCGTCGAAGACCATCTCGTCGGGCGGCCCGAGCGAGAACGGCGCGGCCTCGAGGTCGGGCTCGTAGTAGCCGCCCGGACGGATGTCGACGTTGCGGCCCGGGTGGTAGGTCGACGCCAGCAGCCAGCGCGAGCCGGTGGCGCGGATCGCCGCGAGGACGTCGGCCACGACGTGGAGCGGCAGGTGCTGCATGGCATCCCTGGACAGCACGAGGTCGTACGCCTTCCGCCACGGGCCCGGGTCGCGGATGTCACCCACCAGGTAGGCGCGCTCCGGGTGCCGCGACCGGGCGGTGCGGATGGCCGACGGCGCCGGGTCGATGCCGAGATAGCCCGGCAGCTCGGGCATCCAGTAGCCGTCGCCGCAGCCGACGTCGAGGACCGACCGGACGCCGTGCCGACGGACGAGCTCGACGATCGCCTCAGCCACGCGCGCGGTGGCGGCCGGGCCTGAGCCGGGACCGGACCGAGACTCGACGCCGTTCCAGCCGTTGCGCCGATAGATGCGCTCGAAGGTGACCGCCGACGACCTCACGCCGCGTCGTCCTTCTTGAGCCACGAGCCCGCGTAGTGGTGGAGCGCGAAGGCCCACGGTGCGTGTTGCCGCAGCAGCTTGTCGGCCATCTTCGATTGCCGTTCCGGGTCTCTGTAATGCACCGGATACAGAGAGCCCGGCGGCAGGAGCAGCACGTCGTTCCGGTTGGGCAGGACGCGGGTCGTCACGCCCGGGCCCGCCTCCCAGACGCCGCGCCGGACCTGGCGCACCGCGAGGTCGAGGCAGGCCCGGATGGCCGGATGACCCGGGCGCGCGCCCATGATGGCATTGGGCACGACGTGGGCGTCCTCCCAGGCGGCGAACGCCTCGAGCGGCAGCAGCGGCTCGAACGATCGGAACGGCTCGACGTCAGAGTCGACGTAGATGCCGCCCCAGCGCCATAGCGCCTCGAGCCGGACGAGGTCGGCGAGACTGGCACCCGCGCGGCAGTGCTTCCAGGCGGCCGCCGTCTCGGGCCAATCGACGGGGTCCAGCGGGTCGCGGTGGGTCATGAACCGCCAGCCGGGATGAAGCGCCCCGAGCTCGGTCCACCAGCGCTCGACGTCGTCGGTCGTGTGCTCGGGCACCACGCGGTGGAAGATGCGGGGGATGCCGGACGCCTCGGGCTCGGTGAACTGCTCAGCGAGGATGGCGCGGATGGACGGGGCGTCGCCCATCGCGGCCTGGTAGCGGGCGCCGCGGGCGCGGTTGCGAACCGCCGACGGCGTGCCCCGGTGGCCCTCGGGCGCCGACGGGTGATAGAAGTGCCAGCACTCGCCGGGCATGTGGACGAGCGGCCCGACCAGCGTGGTGACGGCGATGGCGAATGCTGTGTCCTCCATCCCCCAGCCCGAGAACGTCTCGTCGAAGCCGCCGACCGTGTCCCAGACGGAGCGCGGGACGACGATGACGGCCGAGTGCTGGTCGAGGTAGTCGCGCGCGACATAGTGCTCCCACGGCCCCGTGTCGCCGGCCATGATCCGCTCGGAGCCCTTGCGGTTGAGGTTGTGGCGGACGGTGAAGGGCACGACCATACGGACCTCGCGGGCGGCGGTGGCGATCGCCTCGCGGACGTGTCCCGGGTCGGTGATGACGTCCGAGTCGATGATGACCGCCATGTCCCAGTCGCCCGCGGTCGCCGAGGCGCGGTTGAGCGCCTTGCTGCGGTTGAACAGGTCCGGCCCGTCATGGTGGCCCTCGATCATCTCGAACTCCGGGAACTCGCGCCGCCACCACGCCTTCGTCCAGGCCCAGATGCGGTCGCGCTCGGCGAAGCCGTCCCGGCGCGGGACGAGGAAGACCGTCCTCATGGCGGCGGCTGGTCGGGCTCGACGACGACCGGCCGGATGGCGATCGTCTCGAGGTGGACCTCGTGGAAGTGGCCCTGACGGTCGAGGATGATGGCGGTCGCGTAGGTCTCGGCGGTGGCGGCCGGCATGAACGCGAGGACGATGATCGGGCCGTACTCGTCCGAGACGGCGTCGAGCGCGGCGATCGAGGTCATGACGCCCAGTCCCGGATGACGTCGGCCGACCGCAGCGCCGCGCCCGTCCGGTAGGCGTAGACGATGTCCAGCGCCCGCTCGCGGGCGGCCACGTCCTCCGGCCGCAGTTCGAGCGCGCGGCGCACGGCGGGCGCGAGGTCGGCCGGGTGATCGACCTGGATGCCGACGTCGGCGGCAGTCCAGAAGCGCAAGCCGAAGTCGACGTCCTTGCGATAGTAGGGCGCATTGACGACAACTACCGGCCGGCCCGTGGCCGCGAACTCGTAACCTGCGCTGGTGTTGTCGAAGATGAGCACGTCGGCCCGTCGGCAGACCTCGTCGAAGTCGGGCACGTACTCGATGCCGACCTTGGCCCAGAAACGCGGCAGCCGGGTCGCCCGCGGGTGCCCGTGGCCGATCATCGCGAACTCATGCGACAGCCCAGCGGCGGCGAGGCCGTAGAAGGCGAAGGCGTGGCGCGCCTCGGGCAGGGCGCCCGTCCGCCAGTGGAACGTCGCGCAGATCGTCGTCCGCCCGTCTGGGACGCGGCGCGGGAGGTCGTCGAGCCGGGGGCAGCCGACGACCTCGACCCGCGCCGCGGGATAAGCCGCGCGCCAGCGGCCGGCCGGGTGCTCGCCCGGGACGAGGAACAGACCGACGCCCTCGTTGTCCTTGCCGCCCGGGTAGGCCGGGTGGCGGTCGGGCCCGTAGGACTGGCCGATGCCGTGTTGCATGAGGACGATCCGGCGGTGGCCGGCGCGACGCGCCTTGACGAGGTCGGCGTGGGCGGCCACGAGGGTCACGTCGAGGCCATCCAGGTCGATCGGCGCCATGTGGGCCGCGTAGTGACTGCGGCTTGCGATGACCGTCACCATCAGGCGGCGGCCGGGTAGACCTTCTTGCAGCGACGGCAGGTGCCGACGAACGGGCTGCCGCCGTCGTTCAGCTTGGCGTTGCATGGCCGCAGGATGCCGCCCAGGACGCGCCGGCCGTCGCAGCGGACCTCGCGGCTGCGCGACTGCATGGTGTCGGTGTTGGGCAGATCGGCCGGGATGGCGGCTGGCGGCGATGGCGCGACCGGCATCCGCTCGATGTCGCCCGGCAGGTAGCCCTCCTCCTGCTGCGCCTGCTCGACCGTCAGGACGCCCGTGGCGATGCCCTTCTCGTACACGTCGTAGCGGGTGCGGATGTCGGCCCGCTGAAGGCCCAGGGTGTTGAACCGGCCGGCCTGACTGCGCGGCAGCAGATCCGACATGTGCGCCTCGATCTTCTCGAGGTAGCTGGGCTGGAGGCAGCCGCGCAGGAACTGGACCCACACGTCGGCCACGTTCTGGTAGGTCAGGCTGGAGCCCGGCGCGCTGAACTCCAGGAGCGCGCCCGGGATGCGGAACATGCGCGCCGCGTCGCCGTTGTTGGCCTGCCGGGCGTCGAGCATCTGGGCGCCCTGCGGGTTGAACTCGAGCTGCTGGACCTCGTCGATGCCGGGGTCGATGACCTTGGGCACGTTGTTGTCGCCCGACAGCCAGGCCGCCTTGAGTCGCTGCGCCTCGGTCAGGCCGTCGTCGCCGGTCGACCCGTCGAGCTCCACCGCCGACTTGATGACGAGGGGCGGCACGCCGCCGCCGGCGAAGAAGTTGGCCGCCCAGCGCTGCGCCTCGACGGCCACGCTGACGGCGGCGCCGCAGATCTGCAACGGACCCACGCCGCGCAGCGCGTTGGCCTCGCGGTGGTAGGTGATGTGGACGAAGTCGCCGGCCCGGTTGGCGAGCGAGTAGCGGCTTCCCGTCTTGGGGCCCCAGCGATAGATCGGAAAGAGGCGGTTGCGCTCGTTGGGCTCGACGGTGAGTTCGACCGGCGGCACGTTGATGAGCGCCAGCGGGTAGCCCAGGCTGTCACGTCTCGCGATCCAGCCGACGGCCTCGCCGTAGGCCGCGAGACCGAAGCCGACCGCGCCGTAGTAGTCGACCGGCGTCTCGTACGGGTCGGGCCGGGCGAGGATGATCGGCGTCTCGGTCATCGGCACGCCGTTCATGAGGCCCTGCATGGTGAGCGAGCCGACGGTGTGGCTGATGAGGGTCACGGCGCTCTCGATGGCCGGCACCGACAACGCCTCGGCCACGGTGGCCCGCCGGAAGGTCGTGGTCGACGAGCGGATGTTGGCGATCTGCTGGGCCAGCGACGGGAACTCGTCGAAGGGCGATGCGAGGACGGCCCGCTCGTGCAGTGGTTCGAGTGCCAGGAAGCGCGAGACGGCGGAACCGATCCGGTCGAGCATCACATCACCTTCGGGGCTGCGGCGCGCGGGCCGGATGCCAGCCAGACCGCGCGGATGGCGGCCTGGACCGCCGTGATCGGGCGGTCGTCGCTCGCTTTAGCCGCCTGCCACGAGCCGCCTGGTGCGGATTTGCGAACGGTCCAGCCTAGGTCCGATCCGATCTCGGCTGCATCGTCCCAGTGCAGCCGACCACTCGCCAGCCGATCGACGAACGCGCCCGATGCGACCGCCCACCATTTGCCGTCGAGCGCCTTGGCCTTCGGGAAGTAGCGGGCGAGGTCAGCGTCGGTGGCCGAAGCGAAGCCGACCGCTTGGACGCCGAGGTCCCGGGCCAGGCTGCGGAGGTCCGGGCCGAACCGCTCCACCTCGATCGGGTCGCCCTCGACCTCGGCCACGAGCCGGACACCGATGTCGTCGAGGTCGGTCCGGCGCCAAGCGATGACGGCGGAGGCGCGCCGGCCCGACGGGTCCATGCTGATCGCCATGCACGGCCGACGCGCAATGCCGAGCTCGGCCCGGGCGGCGAGCCAATCGGCCTCGCTGGCGACCGGCGGGTCGGTGCTCGTCACCCACCAGCAGAGGCTCTCCGTCTCGAAGCCCGTCATGTTGCCGCCCAGCTTGGCGGCCCGGTAATCCTTCTCGAGGTCGGCGAGGACTTGAGGGTAGTGTCCGATCGCCGGATCCGCTTGTAGCCATCCCCGGATGTCATCACGCTGATATTCCCGGCTGGCCGACCACTCAAGGTAAGCGAGCGAGGGATCGTTCCCTGATCGTGCGCGGAGCGAGTTCAGGATGACCGACGCACTCGTCCCGGCATTGGACAGGTAGATGGTCTGCGGATCCTTCGAGAACCGCTGGGCCGGCTTCGCGGCGTTGACGACGTCGAACGTGTCCATCTCGCGGAGCTCGTCGATGAGGAGATCGTCGAAGCTGAAGCCGCGGCCGCCGGAGATGGCCGACGCGATCCGATAGGTCGCGCCGTTCGTCAGGACGATGGATTCCGACCCGGCCCCACGACGCGGCCAGATGATCTTGCCGCGTCGTCGCGGGAACAGGTCCGGCTCTGCCTCCAGTGCGTCGGCGATGACCTCGAACATGATCCGCGGCAGCTCCCGGACCTGGGCGATGTGCATGATCCGTCGGCCCGCCCGCAGGCGCTGGACGATAAGCGGCTGGGTCAGCGTCGTCTTGCCGTTCTGCCTGGCGACGACGACCGCGACCTCGCGGAATAGCCAGGTGTCATCCGGCCCCCGGGCCGTCAGGTAGGTCGCCGCCGTCTCCTGCCAAGGCATCGGGACGATGCCCATCGACGCGGCTGACCGACGGTAGCCGGCGAGGTCCGCGCGCGCCGGTCGAGGTGGGGCGATCCGCGGCGAAGCGTGGCCGAACGGTCCGCGACGCGGACGTCTGGCAGCCGTCGCCAATGCCATCAGGAAACGGCCCGGGACCGGCCGTAATAGCCGAAGATACCTGCGATTCGCCTGAGCGGGGCAGAGGCCGGCCGTTTTTCGCGGTCTGGGGCGGCCGTGGAGGCCCGTGGGCGTTCTCGTGTGTGTGGATTTTGCAGAGGCGCTCC